GGTAAGGAGATCGGAACCGTTGTGAGGGGGTCGATGATGGGAAACCTGGTCTCGTTCGTCGTGTTGTGTATCCTTAACCGGATATGCTACGAACGCGCGCGAGACGCCACAGGGGACTTCACCGTCTGTTCTTTTCGGAGAAAAGATGGTAGTCTTGGCAATTACAGGAAGTACCGTCCGGCTCTTATCAACGGCGATGATTTTGCTGCCGCCGGAGATCAGAGGTTTTTCGACGCCTGGCTGAAGGCCACGTCGGAGGTAGGTTTCGTCATCAACAAGACGAAGACGATGGTAAGCCGCGAGTTCGTTGATTTGAACTCGACAACATACTCCGTCAAAAGCGGAAGCATCATCCCAAGGCTCAACTTTGGGTTCCTGAACGGAGAAGGGGACCAGCCGGAGGGAAGTCTAGTCGCGGAGGTTGACAAGCTTGCTTGCCGATTGGCCGACGGTCCGAGAAAAAGGAGCGGCTTTAAGGCCGCAGTCGAACTTTGGACAAGTAACCTCGTTCAACGACTGATAAGGAGGGTAAAGCCACCTGTGTCGGCATTTTCGCGCAGGTGGTGGGAATTTCTGGTGAAGAGAATGTGGTTTCGAGCCGCCTTTATTGTGCGGGCCGAAGAACATAAAGAGACCACAGGCCAAGCCAGATGCCTCCCCATGACAATTGGTCCGATCTTGGCTGACCTCCCCAACCTGAGGGAGGTCGAAGAGACGATCAGGGAGGAAGAGGAAGTACTCACCCGGGAGTACGTGGTGGAATGGCGGGGCGTCGTGTGTGAGCCCCCTCACGTGTCGAGGTGGAGAGAATTGCCTTCCCGAGGATACTCTCAGCCTTGTAGGAAACTTCGCCTGGAACGTGGCAAGACCTACTGGAGGCGCCTCTGGTTCAAGCCGATACTCGCTTGGGTCAGAGAGTACCGACCGTGGTGGATAACGGACGTTAACCAAACGTACCGTTGGATACACGATCAACGCAACCTGCAAGTGGGCAGGGACCTGGTGGCTCGCTCGTACGGATTCGCTCCGACCTTGGGGTCGGGCTGGATCGGGGAACGGCAGGCGGGCGATGGAGGGAAAGTTTGGGCACTGCGCGCATAAGTGTCCCACCATGCTGTAGGGAATGATAAAAGAAACTACAGAGTCGTCAGGGCAG